GGCGAGGCCCTCGAGGACCTTCTGCCTACCGCCAAGGTCAGCCCATCCCTGGAGAAGGGCGTTCCTGGCGTTACCCATCTGAGTGATGACACCACTCGGGCCTGTGAGGAAGGCGCCGACCTTGGTCCACAGTTCTTTGGCCTGCTCGAAGTCACCGAATATGATTCGGAACGACTGAGACCAGGACGAACCGAGCTCCTCACCGATGACACCCATCAACTGCGAGAATGTCTTGATGTCCTGAGCCGCAGACATGCCGGTCTTGGCCAGTTCCTGGATCTGAGCGACCTGCTCTTCGGTGTACCCCATGGAGAGAAGCTGCTCGTCGGTGTACTCACCGGCCATCTGCTTCAGGGTCTCCATCATGATCTCCTGGGTCAGCCATCCCTCCTGAAGGGAGAGTCTGAATGAACCGTTCTTGGCGATCATCTCGTCGACGCTCTTGCCATGAACCTTGGCTGTCTGAATGAGCTGGTCCTGGAACTGCTTGGTAGCGATGCCTGCGTTCTCCAGGGACATCCAGTCCTGAAGCTTCACCGTTCCCGCGGCCATGGCCTGCGAAAGCTGGTACATGGCCCTCGAGGTGGACTCGGAGTTGGCGCCAGCAACGGCTGCCCAGTTCGCCAGACCCTTAATCGACGCGACCGAGTCGTCCAGTCCGATACCGGCAGCGGTGAACTTACCGATGTTGGACGTCATCTCACCGAAGTTATAGATGGTCTGGTCCGCGTAAGTGTTCAGCTGGTCCAGAGCCGCGTTCACGGTCTGAATCGTCTCGCCCTTCTGGGCAGTGTTAGCGAGAATGGTCTGAACGGAGTTAAGCTGAAGCTCGTACTCCTTCATACCGTCGATAAGGGGCTGAACCGTGAAGCTCGAGAGCATCGAGGAGCCGACTTCTGCGATCTTTCCACCGATGCTGGCGAGTGCGCCGAAGGCAATCGACTGAAGAGCCGAGAATTTGCTCGTAGTCTCGGCAAGACCCGCCTGGGCCTCCGAGAAATTAAGGTTCTTAGCGGCTGCGGAGACCTGATTGATCCCCTCGACTCCGCCTCGGAATGCCAATCCTTCCTCGAGCTTCTTGACCCCGTTAAGGGAGTCCTGAACCCCGTTCATGAATTGGCCGTTGTTGAACTTTAGAGCGACTACCCGCTCCTCGATTGACGCCACTAGCCTCTCACCGCGCTTTCAAGCTGCTTGACGATGCTGTCGAATATAGGCCTGAGCGCCGGATTTATATAATCCACGCCCTGGACATAGCCACCGGTCCTGGTGCCATGCCCGTATTGCAATATGACTGCGATCGGGACACCCTGCTCCACGTGGGAGTTGTTCCAGACCAGCGAGACTCGATTTCTGCTCCGCTTGATCTCGTAGGACCAGCTGGATGCAGTGTAACCGGACCTGACCGGAGTAGCAGCAGCTAGTGCAGCCACCCCGGCCTGCCCGCAGTCGTCGAGGAAATCGAAGAAGCGGCCCTCTTTGAGTCTCTCGAGCCACTTCCCCGTGTCCATCCTCGAATCCATCTCCAGCGTGAACGCCGGACTCATGCGGCCCTCTCACAGGCAGCCGCGATACCTGACACGATGGCGCCCATCGCTCCTCGGGACCATCCAGTCTTGAGCTGGTCGAGATCCGCGGGAATATGCGCAACGGTTGGGAGACCTGAGGCCTTCAAGGGGTCCCAGGTGGTCTGAGGCGCGTCGAACTCCATAGACAGAATATCGCAGGTCTTACCTGAGAGGAAGTCTGGATAGTTCGTCTTACTGGTATCCGCGTTGTATGCGTACCCCCAGGTCTTGAAGCCACGCTCTCGAATCATGTCGAACGCCCACTTGGAGTTGTAGTACGACTTGATGATGACCTTCTGCTCCATGCCCTTGAACATATCGCAGACTTCTTTCCACTTAAGAAGCTGGTACTTCGGGTCGAAGACAATGACGTGACTCTGGGAGTACGTCTCGATCAGCCAGTCGAGCCTTGCCGGCATGTACTGGGTCTTCGACGCCGCTGCCTTGATCTCCTCCCAGGAGTACTCTACGGCCTTCTTGGTCAGAGCGGGGACAAGACGCCCCGGGCTCTCATCGTGGCATCCAAACCAAACGCCATCCTTGGACAGAGCGCCCGAGAACTCCAGCGCGTGAACGTGGTAGTCTACGGCCTGGGTGTAGCCGATCTCGGTGTGCTCGGGCCATGACTGGGATCCACCACGATGCCCCACGATGAAATGCGGCGTACTGAGTAGCTCCGCGATTGTCTTGGCGCCCCCTGGAATTGCGCGCATCGTGCTTGTGGGGGTCTCCCGAGCCCCGTCCCATACGGTGACGCGAACGCCGGAACCGTCGGCAAGCGTGGGATCGAGCGAGTCGTTCTGATCCTTGAGTTGGACGTCGACGCCGAAACGGGATCTCACACCAGTATCCGTTGGCGGAACATACGCCGACTGAGCATACCCAACGACGATCGACGACCAGGGCATCGTGGAATCCTTGCCCCAGGAGCCGTTGGTCAGCGACTCGACGTTGGGGGGGAAAGTCGCCACAGGATTGGTGTTTACATCATGCTGCACAAATCCTGTGATCTGAGGGAATGGCCCGTCCTTCCAGCCGTCGGCGCTTCCTCCAGGTACACGAGGGACCAGGCTCTTGACCTTGGCCCCGTCGAATACCATGAGGACCGCGACGTGCCGTCCGTTATGCTTCGGATCCGGGGACTTCCACACAATACCCTGGGTGTCGGCAGGATCCGCAACCATTTTGACGGCTACAGTGCAAGACCGGATGTCCTCGCCCTGGGCGTACTTTCCCGTCCAACCAGCAGGTGTGCAGTCCCGCATGTAGTTGAGTTGGCCACCCACTACGAGCAGCGCCCAGTCTCCAACAGCTGACGGAACGCCGAGTTTCTCGTCCTGGTTCTTGGAGACCGCGATACCCTTCATGTGGGACGCCATGATCAGACCTTTCGTACGATGACCGTGTTCGGAGGAGTGCCCGCGGGAACCTGCTCCTCACGACCGAGGATCATGACGTTCCCATTGCCACCGCCCCCGCCGCCAGCAGGACGGTTAGTCTTGATGGTAACGTCGACGACGCTATCCTCACTCAAGGTCACCGTCTTTGTGGCGGGCCAGCCCTGGTCATCTAGGAAGAGACGAGCGTTGGTACTGCGGAAGAACCACACCATACCGTCGATCTTGCCGTTCTCTCCGGCGGTATCAACATAGGTGGGGCCGTCATCAGGGTCGACTGTCAGCGTGGCGAACGGGGGAATGTCTCCTTTGACGTGACAGTAAGGCACGGCGGCCTCACTTCTTCTCGTCGAGCTTCGTGTTGATCTCGTTGAGAGTCTTCAGGATCTGGTCCTCCTTGTAGGAGACATCCTTCAGCCAGCCAACGATGGGGCCGTCGAAACGACGCCCGGCGATGCCGGCACCAGTCTGGTCGGAGACCTCAACAAGGCGGTCCTTGATCTCGGAAAGCAGATCGGTGGCGTATGACACTTCGAGTTCCTCTCCGCCGTCGCTCGTGCCTTGAGACGGACGGCCTTTGTTGTACCAGTAGCGGCATGCGTCGGAGAAAGGCACGCCGTACGCTTCATAGGACCCATACATGGTCCCCGAGTTGTAGCGAGACCCCACACGACGGAGGTCTTCGTAGGAGTCACCCTCAGCGTCGATGAGACCCTTGAGGATGGAGCAGCCAACCTCGGCCGACTTCTGCGGATCCCACCAGGCTCGGTCAGGATCGTTGATGAAATACCCGTTGTAGGTGACCTGAAGTGGGCCGACGCCGTTCGAGGTGCCCCACTCAGATACGATGGGCCAGAAGTAGTTCTTGAAGTTGTGCTCCGTGACCTCGCCCCAGCCCGAGCAGGCACCTCCGGCATCATGACCGTAGATGTTAGCGCCCTCCTCACCGGTCTCTACCTTAAGGCAGCCAAGAGCGGCCCACCAAGGACACCCGACAGCATCAGCGGCGCGAAGAACGGCCTGCTGAATGGAGGTTCCGGAGGATGACTCGGCGTGTGAGGGAGCCGAGCCGCCGTGGTTGTCCCGCCGGCGAAGGCAGTGGGTCCAGGATGCGGACCGAGTATAGGGATGCTCGTCGTACTCCTTGGACCGGACCTCTTGCTCAGTCTGGTCCCCCATCCAACCATCGTCACTTCCATCCTCAGCGATCCATGCTTCAGACAGGGTTGTCGGATTGAGACCCGTAACAATGGCGACGTGCCCTTTACCACCCGAGGCCGCCTCGGACAAGACGATATCGCCGATCTCGAAGCCCCCATCGGGCTCGCTACCCGTCCAGGAATCCGAGATGTCGGCGAAGTTGCGCTGCAGACACTCATCCCTAAGTGACCCGGTCCAGGTCGACCGGGGGAAATAGCCGGCGGTAAAGGGTTCGCCCCACTCATGGTGAGCCGCGAGGTTGTAGCAGCCCGCAACAAGGGCCGAGCAGTCGGCGTTGGCGGGAGGGTTGATGAGCCAGCCATCCCAATCGGACCGATCGTAGAAAGTCCAGCGATCTGGCTGCGAGTAACCGACATCTGCGACGTCGGCGTAGTACCTGGCGCAGGATGCTGCGTATTGAGATACAGTCATTTTGACCCTTCCGGATACCACGTTCGGCAGTGCAGGTTCTCCATCTCGTAGAGGTCCTGAAAGTCAGACCCTTCCATGTAGTACGCACCGCACAGTTGCATAAGATCGTAATGTTTGTTCGGTTCTAGCCAAACATAGTGCTCCTCATGAAAGCCCGGAGCCGTGATAAACAGCTTGAACACCGTGGGGGCCTCGAGGTACACAACGAATACATCCCGGGCAGTCCGAATGAGATCAGTAGTTAATACGGTCGGTACTGCGCCGTTCTGTTTCTTGCCTGAAGGAATCACGCCAACAATAACGCCAGGCACATATCGACCGGCATCATAGGAGTCGTAAAACATCAGGTTATTGTATATCGTGGCGTGTACCGAATCCGCACGCACTGATGTATCAGCCATTAGAATTCTCAATCGGAGCGGAGACAATCGGGACGATCCGGGGGCCTACGGCCTTGATGTAGAATACAACGGTGTTGTTAGGACGGACCTCGATCATGGAACCATCGATCGAACCGTCTCCCTTCGGGAATGGGAAGCAACTCCGGGTCTTCACTTTGAACGCCGCTGGAATATCGACAAGCTTACGCTCGACATTGAGATCCCCGGTGAACGTGGCTCCTTGCCACCCATCGCCCTTGAGACGTATGTAGATCTGACCGGCCATAACCCGATACTGGTAGGAGCCCGCTCCTTCTCCAGCTGCGATCTCTTGCCAGCCGGTGTCGAAAGTCCCGTACCCAGCGGCGGCCCGGTTGTTGAACCAGACAACCTTATCGAGCATGGACTCCTTGAGGTCGATCATCTTCTGATCCGAGGAACCATCCTTTCGGACGACCCGAACCAGGGCCTTGGATCCTTCGTAGAACGGAACATCCAGCTCGAATGTGGGATCTGCACCCAGGGTGATCGAGGCGTCGGTAACCCCGTTGGTGGGGGAGATGTAGACGGTGCTGAACGGACTGGACTCTCCCCGAACCTTTGTGTGGAGGAGAGGAGTAACACCGGGCATGTTAACCTCTTGACTTGTACTTGGCCCGTCTCGCCGCGTTCAGAGCCTGATTCTGTCGAAGCGTGGCGGCGGTCGACATCTTCTTGTCGGGTTGGTTCTTGACGTTGCACACTCGAATGAGTGTGAGAAGTCGATGAAGGTGCCAGCGCTGGCACTCGAACGGAATCTGGAGAGCAACCATCCAGTAGTAGACCAGCTCCGACGTGATAACGTTTCGGGCAGGACTAGAACCCTCGGACTCCACAAACGTGGTGGCCGTCATCGAGTCTTCGATGTACTCTCGAATCCGTTTCACATTGTCCATGGACAGGTGCGAGTAGACGACGGGGTCGATGTCATTCAGGGTCATACACTTGATGTAGTCAAGGACCTGCTCTTCGGTGAGCTTCTCGTTGCCGATGTATGGGATGTGCCATTTGGACTCCCATTTTGACAGAGCGACGAGACTGTGCTCGAGCTCGAGGTCGCCCTCGAAACCATTGATGAACTCGTTACGATCCTCGTCGTAAAGCTCATCCCCGACGACGTGAATCGTCAGCATTCGTTCCTCCCTGGGGTCACCACCGAGGCCCGGGGGGCGTACCGGGGGGGGGGGGGGGG